CAGCTGAACTATCACCCCCACCACTTGCAGCTTTCCATGCCACACCTGTACCTGTTGTACTATCGGCTGTTAAAACATAATCGTTTGTTCCTACTGATAATGTTTGTGGAGCACCTGAACCATCACCTACTAATAGTTGGCCTTTTGTGGCCATACTTACTGTTGAAGCAGTACCCGAATCGAAGTATGTTACACCTGTTGATGAACTAAAATCTTGTCCTGTACCACCGTATTGTGAACCAATTGCCGTGCCATTCCAAACACCTGTTGTGATTGTTCCTAATCCAGTAATTGTGCCTGATTGGTCGGCATTTAAAGATACAGCGCCTGATGATACTGTGAAGTTTGAAGAAGAAAAAGAAGCAATACCTTTTATAGAAGTAGTGGCGTCAGCACCAACACCAATAACTTTTATGTTATTACTTGAATCTCTTACATAGATTTTCTGGTCAGCAGTATTAAGAGCAACCTCACCTACAACTATATCACTAGTAGTTGGTACCGAAGAACCGGTTTCAGAGCGTTTTAATTTTACTGTTGTTGTCATACAATAGTCCTCACATTACTATTATTTAGTTAGTAGACTTTAGTATGTTCCGCCATCTATAGTCGTAACTGTAACTGCTCCTGATGAAACTGTAAAGTTGTCTGAGCTAAACGAAGCAATACCTTTATTACTTGTTGTAGCATCCTCTCCTGCAAATGTAAGTGTACCTGAACTTTCTGTAACATCCATACCTTCACCAGCAGTAAATGTAATTGTACCACCTAATGATGTTGATGTTGATGTTGAACCGTCTGTAACTGTTATTGCACTATTTACTAATTTAGCATTTGCAATAGAACCAGCCAACATTGCATTTGTAATACCTAATGCTTTGACTTGTAAAGCGTCGCTTGATACTTCAATAGAACTGTCATCTACTTCTACATCTAATGTATTGCCTGTTTTACTTAAAGCTGCACCTGCAATAATTTGACCAGCACCAGAGAATTGTTCAAATATAATATCACTTGTACCTATAGTAGATGTTGTTTCTGTTTGAACATATCCGTTATTTGCGTTGACAGTACCTTCTTCAACAAATAAGAAGTCCCCTGAAGCAATTTCTGCTGTTGTATCAAAGTCTGTAGCCCTTGTTAATACAGTTGATGATGTTCTAATATAGATACCGTTATGAGCTGCATTACTTTCATTTTTAATAAGTAATCTATCTCCATTTACTAGAGTATAACTATCTAATGTTGTTATGCCTGTTGAAAGAGTTAATGTTGCACCAACACCTGATACACCATTATCATAAGTTACTGTGTCGCCACTTTCTGCAGCCAATGTTTGTGTAGTTGCAGCTTTACATGAAGCATGTACATGTAATCCTTCAGCGATAGCATCCACATAAGCTTTTGTAGCTGCATCCTGAGCGCTTGTTGGGTCAACAACATTTGTAATTTTACTACTATTAACACTTACAGCACCTGAGCCGTTAGGACTTAATACTAAATCTCCGTTAGCATCCGTTGTTGAAATTGTGTTTCCATTTACATCAATATTATCAACAGTCAATTGTGTCATTCCAGCAATTGCTGTTGTAGTAGCACCTAAAGTAAGTGTAGATGAACCTAATGTAATTGTTGAATTTGTTAGTGATGAATTAGCAATATTTGATAATGTGTTTGAAGAACCACTAATTGTTTTATTTGTAAGCGTTTCTGTTCCTGTTACCGTTGCAAAATCTGAATTTGCATTACTGTAATTTGCTAGGTCATCATCTACTACTAAATCAATTGTTCCGTCTGAATCTTGATATGTAGCAGTAATTAAAGTTTCAGTATTTGAACTGAACATCAAACCTGTTATGTCTTGTATTCTTTCAGCGTTTAATGTAACATTACCTGTACTTACTGTAAAGTCAGTAGCATCAAATGAAGCAACACCTTTATTTGAATCAGAAGCATTTTCAGCTGAGATAGTAATAGAATTGTCGGCAACAGCAGTGTCTATTCCTTCTCCACCTGTAAATGTTAATGTTTCTCCTGTGTTGATAGTATCATTAGAGCCTGAATCAGCAGCTAATGTGAGTGATGAAGTAACAGTATCAAAACTTAAATTTCCAGAACCATCTGTTTTTATAAATTGGCCAGATGTTCCATCTCCGTCAGGTAAAACAAATGTTGTTGTAGTTGTAACAGAATTGGGTGCTTTTATTCCAATAAAATTAGAACCGTTATTAGTACCTTCATTTAGTTTTACTTGACCACCAATAGTTGCACTATTTCCTACAAATAATTCATCTATTGCTTTATTTGAATCTACAATAATTGTAGAAGAAGCTGTTAGTGTACCGTGTGTATGGTCGTTTAAGTCTGCAAAATATTTACCACCGATAATATCAATGTTAGCAGCTTCGCCGGCTGTCTCTGTGCCGGTTCCAATGAATAATCGGTCTCCATTATTACCTGCTGTACCTGTACCATATGTTAAGGCTAACTCACCTTGAGCTAAGGCAGAGGGGGCAGTAGTACCCGAAGACCTTTTAATTTTAATTACTGTTGCCATTTTTAATCTCTCTCTTTGTTAATTCTAAAAAACTCCACCATTGAATATTAAGCTTCCTGTAGGTGTAGATATTTCATTTCTTGTTACAAATTTTTGTGCTGTTCCATCCCATTGAATCATTGCACCATCCTGTAATGAAGTTACATCAACATCTGCCAAGTTACTTAAAGTATTTGCAACTTGAGCACTAGGTAAAGTAACTGATACTTTCTGAGCTCCAGCAGTCGTTGAATTGATAGTTGCTGTTATAGGCATTGCCTATTACCTCCTTTCTTCTTTGTAATATTTATAAGAAAAGTTAATTGTAAAATCTAAGAATTTTGTAATTTATGTGGTGACATTAGGGGATGTTGTAATAATCCCTTGAATAACTCGTGTTATTATACCTGTAGATGTTTGAGTAATTTCTAAATCCCAAACATATCTAGCAGGAGCATCTAAAGCTGCTGTTATGATAGGTGTTAATGATAATGTTATTACACCTGTTGTAGGGTCTGAACTTATAGTGGTTGTAATTGTTACTCTAGAACGAGTAGATGAATAACCTAAGGCCATCTTAGCTTCAGCTGTATATCCTGTTAAATCAAAAGCTTCTCCGTTATTATCCTTAACGGTAACATCAGTACTAAATGTTGCACCTTGGTCTAATTTTAAGTTTGCAATTGCAGCCATTTTTTATTAAGCCGTTCTTTTCCACATATACACTACAATATATGGTTGTAAGTTATTATGAGCATTACCACTACCTACTGAAGATGTGTGTGCTGAACTTGTACTGTTGAAAGCATTTCCATCGTTATCAATTCTTACACTTGATAACCCTGTTGTTGTTCCATATCTAGGAGTTGCATCTCTACCATACCCACTTAAATGATAGTGAGATGGAATTTCAGCTTCACTTAGTGTATGTGTTTTAGCACCACCTGTTTCTTCTGCTGTATCAAATTCTGTTTGGCCTGAATCTATACCTACAGGAACACGACCTGCACCAAAAGCTGCCCAAGTACCAAAACCTAATAATGTGCCAGGATTAGTTGAGTTTGTTGCGTTTGTATAAATTGAGCCCACAGGATAAACTGCTTGTAATATTGTAGACAAAGTAGAACTATTATAATATCCTGAATCATTTGTCCATTGACTGATATTACCTGATTTATTGGTCAAAGTTTCGGTAACATCTTTTAGTGATGTACCGTTTATTTTATATTCTTTTCCTGAAGCAAGATTTAAATGTTCAGATGAAGTCCAGGCATCAGTCGAATTTACCCAATTAAACGTATGGTCTGTTGAACCTTTTAATGTTATACCACCACCATCAGCTGATGTATCAGATGGGCTGGCTGTAGCACCTAATTCTATATTTTTATCATCAACAGATAATGTTGTGGAATTAATAGTAGTTGTTGTACCATTAACGGCCAAATCTCCAGATATAGTCAGGCCTCCTGTAATATTAATGTTTCCTGTTCCAGTAATATTATTAGAATTTAAATCTAAGTTACCACCTAGTTGTGGTGTTGTATCATTAACAATGTCTGTATCAATATTATCAATTTGTGATTGTATATTTGATGTAACACCATTGAGATATTGAAACTCTGTATTTGATACACTACCATCAGCTATTTTATTTGCATTAATACCAGCAACGGTTTGACTATCACCAATATTTGAAATAGTATTACTTGAAGCGTCTATTGTTTTATTGGTTAATGTATCAGTTGTAGAACGACCAACAAGTGTATCAGTAGTTGTGGGTAAAGTTAATGATACATTACCTGAATATCCTGAATGTGGGCCTGATTGTAAACGAGCATAATGTGCGTTTGAACTTTCACAATATAATTTAATACCTGAAACTGTACCATCATTTTTTAAATCAATGTCGCCTGATGTCAATACTAATCTATCATTACCACCAATCTTAATATCAATCTGGTCATCTGTTGAGGCGTGAAGTGTTGTATCACCATCTGCATCCAATACAA